CAAACTTAGGCCTCCATTCTTCACCTTTGCCACGACTCATTATAAATGATTTCAGTTCGTCTGGGGAGCTGCTTTTGCCTTCTTCACGACCCCAATTGTTCTTGCCAACCATGCGGAATGTGCCGTCATCATCACGTCCCCAGTATACTGTGGGATTGCCGTCCCACTTGATGGTTATACTGGTTTCAGGTTTAGCTAGGTCTTTGAGTATCTGTATGGCCTTGACTGCACCATTGGTTTCTGTGAACACAAGGTCTTCTAGGTGATTGAATTCTCTGCCTACTTTCTTAGGAGCAGGTGCTTCGTCTTCTGTCAAAAATTCAAATGCTCTCATTTTGTAAGATTTATCATTCTGCGCATCCAACCAATACTGCCTGGTTGGTAGCTTTCAAACGCTTCGTTCTTTGGCAATTCGATTCCCTGTTTGCCCAGTGTCTCTCTAGCACCTGCGATTAATTCTTCGTAGTTAGGAAGTTTTTTAATATAGGTAAGGATAGCATCTACTGATCGTATGTCTTTGACTGTGGCAGTTTGTCCCAACAGTTCTTTGGCAATTTGATTCCAGTCATTACCGTTGGGTAAGAGTTCATCAGTTTGAGGATTTAATATTCCATGCTTGGGACTGTATTTGATACCACGAGCCCTGGCGATTGAACTCAATAGAATGTGACGGTGTTCACCGCGATATTCTCCACCACCACTGATCATTGATCCTTGTTGAAATGTAGGATTGGCTGAAAACATAAAGTCAGCCTGTACAAATCCGTTGGCACTATCTCCGTTGATAGGTACCTTCCAATGCACGTTGTCTCCGCTGAGTTTGACGTTCTCTTTGCCAAATTGTGATATTAGTTTGTCGGCAAAGGTTCGTTTGTCTACTTCATTGGCATCTACGCTGAGGTCTAGATCGCCCGAACTGTTGCGTTCAAAAGTGCCATCTGGGTCTTCTTTACGTCCAGTGGTGCCCAACCATTTGACTGGCTTTTTATCGTCTAGATCTTTCTCTTTGGTAAAGTCTAGCCCAGTGATCTTTTCGATATAGTCCACAGTGCTTTCTACATCTGCAGTGGCTATGCGTTGTGTCAGAGGCTGCTTGTCTGGGCCTTTGAATACATTGCCGCCTTCTAATAGAGTATTATGCTTCATCTAACGGTCTCTTGGTTCTTTTTGATTCTGCGATCTTGCGTATGCCCCGTGTGAATTTGGCAGGATCCTGCCCACGGATAGCATTCAACAGTCTGCGTTCTAGCTCATCTGCTTGCTCTGCTGTATAGTGTTTTTTCAGCGTTTCTAACAGATTGATTGCTGAATTGATGATATTAGTGGCGCGGCTTTCAAACAGCTCATCCTTGTTGCGGATTTCAGCTATTTCGTTGAGTTCCTGTAATATCGATCTTGTTTTCAGTTTCATTCCGTGTCCTATGCTTTATTTACACTGTCTATATACTACAATAAAAATAGCTATTAATCAAGCCTGCGCTTCGCCCCAACGCAAAATAATGTTAGTAGGTGTTGCTGTACCTGCTACCTTGTACACATTAATGGCCAGTACGTCTGGACCGTTGGGGAAAGTACCTCGTCCACCAATTGCCGTAGAAGTTAATTCTTTCAACGCTTCTAGACTCAATTCTGCAGTTTCGCCCGGATTGGCAATAAAGGAGAATACCTGTTCTCCTGGTAGTGCATATTGAGCACCAAACTGCCATGTGATAGTAGCTGCTGCCGCGATAGTGGTATTAGCTGCTTGACTGAACACGATTCTGTAAACAGTGGTAGCTCCGTAGGTTCTTGATTCTACTGCTGTAATACTGGTTCCAGCTGCAAACTGCGTGTTAGAACTAGCTAATTTAGTGTTGACTCCTGCACCGCTGGCCAGCCAAGATCCAGATGTAAAGAACAGATAGTTTTTGTTCACATACGAAGCAGCAGAAAGAGCAGCAGTGATAGTTACCACTACATCATTGCCAGAACCTGATGCGGAAGTGAGATTAGCATTTGCACTCATCACAATTCTAGTATAGGCAGTTGAACTGATTGTAACATAGCTAGGAGTGATGCTGGTAATAGTTTGACTGCCGCTGATAAATGTCAGTAGGGAATAAGTTAATCCTGTGGGTGTGCCCGCACTTGTGACAATAGCAGTACCGCCTGTGGTAGTTAATGTAAATGTTGTTGAACCGTTAGTAGCAGAAATTCTATAGGTTGTAGGATTTGCATAGCCAGTAATAGATCCGCCACCACCAAGGGTGCCACTAATTGTAACCCTCATACCAACAGCAAGATATGTTGATGCACAACTAAATTGACCCGCTGAGCCTGTAATTGCCACAGTAGAAAGTGTGGTACCTGTGCTTGAAATACTTAGTACATCATTAACAGCTATTCCTGATCCAGTAGCAGTGCTGTTGGGGATTAAAAAATCACTTCTTGAAGACGATATAGCTGATCCATATGTGGCTGTTATAGAACTTGTGGCGGTTACTGAGACATTGTTGCCTGTACCAGCGGTGCTAGTGGCTGTACCATTACCACTCATGGTAATTCTAGCATAGGCTGTGCTGCCTATAGTCCAATAATTAGGAGTTATACTAGATATGGTTTGGCCACCGGTCAACACTGTAGCCGCACTCAGCACGTCAGTTGTCGCTGCTGTACCGCCTGCATATTGAGACTGTGTAACTAAGAAATCATTTCTGCTGCTAGATATTGCTGTGTTGAATCGTGTAGCAACACTGCTGGTCACTGTGACGGTGATATCATTCGCACCGTCGCTGGCAGCTAGGGTGCTGTTAGAATTGGCATTGCCACTCATTATGACTCTAGCATAGGCAACACTGTTTATTGTTATATAATTTTCAGTTACACTTGATATGGTTCGACCTGAAATATTGGCCGCTGACAGTGGGTCTGAACTGCCTATAGTTGTGGTTAATGCAGCATATGACGACTGTGTGATTAGAAAATCTGTTCTTGATGTAGATAGAGCTCGACCATATGTACCGTTGATCTGTATGGTTACGTTGTTACCCGAGCCATTTGGACTGTTTATGTTCATAAATTGACTGAGTACTATGCGTGTATACACACCGCCTAGATAGCTTGTGGTTATGCTGCTGATAGTAGTACCACTAGCAATTCCTGTTCCACTTACTGCATTACCCACAGCTAATGGCGTAGTCAGCGCATTATACTCAATATCAGTGATAAGGATATCATTTCTGCTAGTAGACGTAGCTCTAACATAGGTATTGTTGCCATAAGGTTGATTAAAGTTAAATCCTAATGCAGTAACAGTCTGTCCAAAGCTGGCAGCTGAAATAGTCTGAGTAGTAGCACTAAAACTCACAGCAGTGAGACTGTTGCTCGCTGATGCAATGCCGGGAGCAGTTAGAGTGGTACTGAATGCGCCTTGCACAGTTGAGGTAGTAGTTGTTAATCCACCACTCCATGTTACAGAGCCACCACTTGCCACCTGTGCAAAACTAGGTTGTCCGCCAGCAGCCTGTGTGATCAAACTTCCCCAGGTTATATTAGCTGGATTTATGGGATAATTGATGGGATTTAACACTCCCTCAATAACAATAGCACCACCACCTACAACAGTATCACTGGTAATAGAAATACCAGATAACAACAACTGCGCACGATTCAGCAGCTCTCTTTCTCCGAGATCCCCGATTAATGCATTGCTCACGCTGGGTGCTAATCGGATTAAGAAAGCAGTGACTTTGTCAGTTGATGCTGATAAACCAGTAGCAGCATAGTTAAAGATATAACCACGATCACTATCAAATTGACCGTCTATCATAAATGCTGAACCCCAGTGGCTAATGATTGGAGTCACTGTGTTAGAGACCAATATCACACCAGTGCGTATGACATGACTGGCAGCTGTACCTGCACTGAAAGTTCTAGATGATCCTGCTACAAATTGATTCAGTGTAGTGGCTCTAGTACAACCAGTTAATGCTGTGCCACTGTTACCAGTAAAACTAATCAATTCATTATCTATGTACACAGTTCCCGAATTTGGAAACCAATAACAGTCATCGGCACTCATTGGTATCGTGGTCTGACTGCTGTTCATAGCCGCAGATAATCTACCTTTCCAACCTTCATTGATCACTTCGTATCTAACTGGCTGGTTACCCGTGCGCATGTATGCTTCGAAGTTTACATTACTGTTTCTAAATCTATGCACAAACACATAATTTCCGTCTGAGCCTCGCATCATAAAATCAATAAATCCAGCACCATACCATGTGTGCTGTATACCGATCATCTGCATCTTAGTGATGTCGATGTTATATCCGCTAGGTCCAGACCCGTTCATGGTATCTAGATTCCAATCTTCTTGAGGGATCAGCGTATCCACAACCTTGGTTATCTTTACACTGTTGACATTGTTTACTCCACGAAAATCTGGAGTCACAGTCATTGCGGTATTTGAAGCCACATTGGAAACCACATGAGTCATACCACGGATGACAATCCTGTCGCCTGCTGCTAATTGTTCTGTGAATCGAGTGTTGGTACCGGTTATTGAATTTGAATTTGCATTGATACTGATAGTACCAGCAATTTGAAATGTGCTGCTTCTTCTACATACCGCTAATCTCTGTCCGTCGTACTGGTAAAACATACCGTTCTGATCATCAAATATACCTGCTCGCACAGTGGCACCATGCCAATTCTTCACACTCATTAAACAAGGACTACCCAACACAGGTGAGGTGCTGCCTAGGGTCTGTGTGGCCACAAAACTCAATTGTCTTTCATTGGTTATAGTGCTAACAGTATATGTGCCGTTGTATCCTGAAGTAACAACACCTGAGATTGTGATGACACCACCAACTTGACATCCGTGATCTGTGTCATCACAGATTATAGTAATAATACTGCCTACTGCTGTGCCTGAGGCACTAACTGAACGTAGATCGTAACTGGGAGCAAACAAAGCCCCAGTATTATATGTAACTGCCTTACCTGATTGGTAACGTATGTATTTTTTACTCATACGTATAGCAGTAGATCCGTGTGCCGGGCCAGCTGTTCCTAACTGTACTCCACCATCAAACGGTCTGTGTATAAAGAATGAATCTGGTCTACCGTACACCTGTCCAACCAGGGTGTTATCTAGGGTCCCGGCGGATCTAGCTGTGTACTGTAACGTAGTTGCAGTTGGTACACTTTCTACAAAGTAAGCACCAGCTGCTAATTGAGCATTTGCTCCTGCACTTGTGATCTGTACTGTGATGGTATTTCCCGGCACAAACCCGTGTGCTGTGGCAAATGTAACTCCTATGGTAGATATGGCTGTAAATGAAAGTCCTGTATTGCCGCTGGCTATTTCAGCAGTGGTTGGCTCAGTGATTGTAAAAGCACTGATAAAATCTTTTGTAGGAGCAGTGACTGCTGTGCCGGTGACTGTGGCAGATTGGATAGCACCACCAAGACTTACTGTGGCCACCGTGGTCTGTGCTTGAGTGTGTAGAGCATTTACATCGAAAGTACCTCCAGAACCGCCACTCTGCACTACTGTTATTGTTTCAGTGCTAGAATATCCAGATCCTGGATTATTAACTGTAACACTGGTAATTTTTCCATTATTCACATCGGTGATTGTTATTGTAGCATCGGCATTGCCGCCATTAACTGTTACAATATTACCAATCGTGTATCCACTTCCTCCATTATTCACAGTCGCCGAAGTAATTACACCGGAGCCGTCGTCAACGATGTCTACCGTAAGGTTTGAACCCGATCCACCTGTGGTCGCTACTCCAGTGCCGGTAGTGTACCCAGTGCCGGCAGTAGTGAGAGAAACAGAGACTACACCACTGTCATTGGCACTGGCTATAATATCTACTGTGAGTCCTGTACCACTGCCACCGGTTGTTGAAAGTCCACTGGCTGTGGCATATCCTGTGCCTGCTACTATGTTGTTGGTAGTGTTAACACGACCAAAAGGCCCTATGGTAATCACTTCGCTGGCGGTGTAACCACTGCCGCCAGCGTTTATTGTAACGCCAGTTATAACTCCTAATGAAGTAGTAGTGTTTATTGTAAGTCCGGTTCCCGAACCACCGCTGGTTGTCACTGCTCCGACTGCATTTGTATAGCCTGTGCCACCTAGGCTAACAGCTCCGAGAGTAGCGGCCACATTTAAAGGAGACGCTGAAACCACAGTTATTGTGGCATCGTTGGCAGTAGTGGCGCCATCTAAGCTAGTACCTAGAATAGTAACTGTATCAGTGCCTACATATCCAGAGCCTGGGGTAGTTACTGTAACTCCGTATCCAGGACTTCTTGATATACTAAACTGTGCTCCCGAGCCTGAACCACTAGTAGCCGCTTGTGTCAAGCTGGTATAGGTTTTCGTAGTACCAATAATAGCAGAAGTCAGTGCTCCGCTGAGTGTGACCGTAGATCCTGTGACATCGGTTACTATTACTGCCTGTCCGTCGCCACGATCAAACACGAGACCGGGGCCGATGCCTGTGGTATCAGTGACATCTATGGTAGTATCACTGATCGCAGCGTTGGCACTAAGGGTAGTTGACGCTGCTGCACCGCCGGGTCCGGCGACTGCTGTGATCTGTGTGCCAGTGTTAACTCCAGTACCACTGAGTGGTGCTCCTAGCTGTGGGCCGCCTGAGGTAAATCCAATCACAGTGCTTCCACTTGGTGTGATCAAACTAGTAGTTATAGTGCCCGAACTACCGCCTGACACCACAGCAAAGCTAGGTGAACCCACAGCAGATCCGGTGTAGAAGCCACCTTTTCTTAACTGTGTGTATGTGCTGGCTAATACTTCACCGTTGGTGGTTCCTACTTTAGACTTAGCATAATAAGATATCGTAGTCGGTGATCCTACGGCAGCAACTAAAAAACTGCCTTCAGCACGGCTAAATCCTTGCACACTGTTACTCAGTGCCTTGATTGTTATAGCATCATTTACAGCTAATCCGTGGGTAGATGTGGTAGTCACTGTGATAAGACTGGCTCCTACTCCGCTGGTAGCTGAGCTAGCATCTGTAGTCACGTTTATCACCGGAATATCACTGCCTGGTATTTCATAGATGCTGGGATAGTTACGCATCAACGCAATAGCCTGCCACTTGGTAGGTTGAAGACCATACTCAAAGTCAGCATCTAGCATGCTCTGCGGAATACCTACTTTTTGTCTTTCCATGGCATCGGTGGCTATGGAGTTCATGCGTACTATCTGTTCCTTGCCTTCTACAAAAATCTGTATATTGTCAGTGACCATCATGGCACTGGTGTCTATGTCAAAGGTTATGGTAGTGATTTTATCTACACCGTATAATGCTCCGGCAAAACTTTCATCATAATTTTCTGCATAGGTGATTTCTGCAGCCAAACTATCATCAGCAAAATTGTACATGATGATGTTGCGTGAACTGTTAGTGATCAACAGTAGATCTTTTTGTTTGAAAAAACCGGGAACCTTAACATAACCACGGTTACTGACCTTAGTGGGTAATCTTGATATACCGAATTCGATCACATCCAACACAATGTTACTGAGTTCTTTTAATCTAGTCTGTGATGGTTCTTCCGCAGTATAAGCTAGGTCGCGAACTTGATTGACTAGGATCTGTCTTGGAGTAAATGCTATATTTTCCCAAATAAAGTTATCTATGAGATCTCTAATAAAGGTGTGAGCATAAATTTCAGGCTGACGATCCCCGTCTACCTGTGCAACACCGTTTTCCCAATATTTTTCTGCGTTGAAGTAGGTCTGTCTATTACCTCCTTTCTTCAAATCGCTGAGATAGCCTTCTAGAATATAACTGACATCTCGTCTGCATTTTTCTGCATTGTAGGTAAAGTTCGCATAGGGCGAGATGTTGTTATCAACATTGTATTGGATGTAAGCAATGGTTTCTTCTTGTATGAATCTTTTGTTTGCTTCCAACAAATAAACTGCATTAGGTAATAGACCGCCGCCTTGGCTGTCAGGAGCTACAGGGTCTGGCAGTGTACTGAGACCTGTATCAATTACATCGATAACGATGTCGGCCAATGTAAGGAATGCTGCAAACGCACCTGCTTCTGCGGTAGCGCTTAGAAGAACTTGAGGTTCTCCTACAAGATTTAAAACAGACGAATCAATTTCATTGGTTAGGATTAAATCGTTGATCTGTGTCCTGATTGTGGTCTGCACATCAACTTCAACGTCACCTGATACTACCTGCAACACTCCGCCGATATAATATCTTGATGCATTCGCATAGGTCAACGAATTTCCGCCATAGGTAAGATCGTAGATATAGCCGTCAATTACATACCCAATATCTCGTTTACATTTTAATTCACGTGTGGCATCGTAAACATAGCCATACCAAATGCTGCCAGCATTACCGGTGTTAGCAGCTATCTGATTCTTGATATACTGGTTAGCTTCTTCTATTACAAAATTTTTGTTCGCAGTAATTAACGCCACAGCGTTCGGATACTGTCCATAGGCCGGAGGAACGACTCCAGGAAAAAATTTATAATTACTTAACTGTTTCTTTGCCATCTATTTTTATCCTTGTTTCAACTCAATGCTACTGAAAAAGCAATTGCTCTAGAATCTGTATAACGTTTGTTAGTAGCATGTGTTGGTAATTGTGGAGTTTGATTGATTACAACATTAGCATTAGCTGTGATATCGTTGGTTACTGCCAAACTGTTTAGTGTACCTACGCTGGTGAGACTAGACGATGTCACGGACGAATTTATAGCAGCACCAGTTAATGTTCCGGCTGCTGCTGTTACTGTAATATTTGCACTGCCGTTAAAACTTGTTCCGTTAATAGTTCGAGCTGTTGCCAGTGTAGTTGCTGTAGTAGCATTGCCAACGACTGCTCCGGTATGAGTTCCGTTAGTATTACCGGTGACATTACCTGTTAGGTTTCCTGTGACATTGCCTGTTAGGTTTCCAGTGACATTACCAGTGACATTACCAGTGACATTACCAGTGACATCACCGGTAACATTTCCAGTTATTGTTCCTGATGCAGTAATATCAGTGAAACTAGGTGATGATACTGGTCTTACTTCCCAAGTACTTCCGTTCCATATCCAGGTATCGGTGCCTACAGTTATGGTTTGATCCAACGCTGGATTATTTGGAAAATTTATAGCCATGATGTTATCCTATTGTTCATATTTAGTTGATTATATCGTTGCAAAGTTTTTCACTGTTATGATGCCTACCATACCAGCATGCGATGCGCACTGATATCTGTAGTTGCCTGATATAGAGTCAGGAATCTTCCAATACAATGTACCAGATGACTTGGCCTGTGCATTCGTACCTGTGCTGACCACGCCCGTGGTGCTGACATGTACCAGTCCTGTGTTATAGTTGGTGCCCGTGTTGTCCTGAATTAGAAACGGGTGACCGGATGCTCCGGCTAAATTAAATGCTATTGTCGTTGCATTAATAGCAGTTATAGTAGGATCATCTGTAGTACCATACTGATCAAATCTATATGCACTTGTGCCATTGGCAGTTACATCTAGCATAGTGATAGCTGGCAAATATATTCTGTCTATAGTTAATCCTGTGCTGGATGCATCTGTCAGGTCATTAAATGCTGCGGCGCCACCACCTGAGTACTGAGGTATATTCAACGTGTTGGAGATGAAAGTGGCCGCTCCGCTTGATCCTGTGGTTGTAAGTGTGATAGGAGCTTGGTAATCAGTGCCGGCTACTGCGGCTGAACGAGTTGTTCCACTTGATTTTACAATGCCAGTAACGCTTTGTGCTGATTGATAATCAGTTCCCGCTACCGCAGCAATAAGAGCATTCGCTCCGTTGCCTTTGACAATGCCACTGATAGTGCCAATAGGTGCTTGATAATCAGTCCCGGCTGTAGCGGCTGATATAGCAGTGCCGTTGCCTTTCAACAATCCTGTAATACTTGTTGAGATTGTAATTGCAGGAGTTGAGCTAGCAGTGGCTACAGTACCAGCAAATCCATTTGTAGATGTAACAGATACAGTAGTAACGGTACCAGCGCCGGCCCCTCCAGCAGTAGCATCCGCATCATTTATCCAAGTTGAACCGTTATATTTTAGTACTTGTCCAGTAGTTGGTGTAGTAATAGTCACATCAGTTAACCCGTCTAGGTTAGATGACGAAGAAACTGTGATAGTACCGCCAAGACTAACACTTTGACCATTTATTGTAATACTACTGTTGGTCAATGCATTATTGCCGATATTAGACAGAGTGTTTGACGAGCCACTTATGGTCTTGTTGGTTAATGTCTGGGCGCCTGACAAAGTACTGACCACTGCGGTATCAATGGCCAATGTAATAGCCGCACTTTCTGATCCTGCTGATCCACCTGTGATTCCCGTGCCCGTTTGCACACTAGCAACATAATTGCCTATAGTCCCTGTTCCTAGGGTAATCCCGCCTACTGTCGCAGAGATAGTGTTGCTTACATCATTGTAACTGAAAGAAATGCCAGTATGCGAGCCAGTTGCAAACAACGAAGCAGCACCGTCTTGAGCATCTTCTAGTGTGATACCACCACCCCCGCCCCCAGTCACAGCATTTATGGTGTATACGCCATTATTATTTGATACAGTTACGTTATTGCCAGCTAATAGTCCAGTAACTGCAACATCAGAGAAATTAGCCAATGGCGTCCAGGCGCCTGCATGAGCAAAATAAACTCGACCGGTGTCATGTACATGGGCTATCATTCCATGCCATGTAATTGGATTGACTTCGTCGTTGAGATCAGCTAACGTGTCCCAATGAAATCTCACATAGTTTTTTTGAGCTGTTACATTGATTCCGCCGGTAATGCTAAGTGTGTTAGAAGACCACCCGATATTAGACAAATCGTCCACAGTTGTTCCAGCACTAGGATAATAAGCAATTTTGCCCGCTAGTCCGGAATTTACTGTGCCACTGCCGCTGCCACCTCCGCCACTGCCATAACTCGGAGTAGTTGGCTGCACCCATTGTGTGCTGGTTCCGTCATTGTAGTAGATATACAGTCTACCGTTTGAAGTATTGAACCATATAGTTCCTGCTTGGACTGTGGTTCCTGTAGGGGGAGTATCCCCTAATGCTGCTCCAATAACCGCCTCAGCATTAGAAAGATCGGCCCGCAACAAAGGAATACCGCCTGTGGTAATTCCATCGTATAATCTCAGTGTACTAGACGCTTGGTCAAAGAAGATTTCGCCTCGTGATCCCAGCTTCCTATTTAAGAATTCGGAATCCCTTGGGATAATACGTATGCTGTTCAGTGCTGTCATTTTGCGGCTCCCTAGGTATTTATCAATATAAATGTAATAGAAAGATAGCTAACTTTGTTAGATGCAGTTATTGTGCACCGCACACATGCTGTGATAAATACTTGATACACTTACACTTATGAAATCATTATTAACTTCAATATCCTGCATGGTTAAAACGCTGAAAACTGTGTTTCAAAGCGAAACTTACGAAAGTCGATTCAAAGAGTATCTGTCAAATTACAGCATCGACAACACATCTCAACTAGAACAGCTACAAAGACAGTTTGATCAAGATCATAAACACTTATGAATCTAGTTTACATACACGGAGCAAATGCCACTAGCGACAGCTTCAATTACATTAGGAGCAAATTAGGCGCTGGGATTGATTTAAATTACGACAGTCGAAATGGGTTTGAAAACAATCTCGCAGACATGTTGAATCAATTGGACAATACCAAAGATCTAGCATTTATAGCACACAGTCTAGGTGGCATTTATGCTCTGCACATTGCTGCCGCAGTTCCGCATGCGGTAAAAGGTGCCGTGACGCTGAGCACACCCTATGGTGGTGCTGAAGTTGCGGATTATGCACAATATTTCTTGCCGTTCAGCAGACTCATGCGTGACATAGGTCCCAGCAGTTGGGCTATGAAACAGGCCAAAAAGATCAAGATACAACACCCATGGACTAACATAGTCACAGTGAAAGGGCAGAGTCCGTTCATCCTTGCTGCCAATGATGGAGTAGTAACCATTGCCAGCCAGAAGCATCACGAAGATATGGAACTGGTACCTATGGACTACAATCACTACGAAGTTGTGTTAGCAGACCCAGTGATTGACATAATCCAAGAACGAGTAAAACAGTTCAAGAAATAGCTTGTTTTTTTAAATTAAGGCTATATAATAAACTAACAGCGAAATAGAAGTAGCTGCTAGACACAGACATACACAAGGAGATATAAAATGTCAGACACTTTTACAGCACCAAAACTACCAGAAGTTAAATTCAACAAGAACGGATATGAAATCCGTACAGACATCTTGGGCATGGCAAAAAGCCTTGTACAAGATGATTTCCAATCTAAATTCGCAGGTTGGGAAATGACTGCTACTCGTGATGAGAAGACTGGTCAGATCGTTACTAAAGTAGGAATGCCAGAGTTTCCAGGTCTAGATAAGGTATTGGAAACCGCCGAAAAAATGTACTCATTTGTTAACAGCGGCGTGAAGAAATAATATTACGCTCATAGAGCATTACATATAGTAGTAAAAAGAAAAGCAGCCTCCGGGCTGCTTTTTCTTTATCTAACTGTGGCTAACTTAAAAAATCTCAGTATACAGATATACATCCAACCTATGTCAAACTCCCACCACTTCTGGCTGAACTTGGCATTGGCACCATCAGCATGATGATTGTTGTGCAATTCCTCGCCGCCGATCCATACGGCCCAGGGTATCAAGTTACGACTGGTATCTTTGGTATCAGTGTTGCGATATCCCCACCAATGACTTAAGCCGTTGACGACCCCGGCGGCGAAAAACGGAATCCATATCATTTGAATACCCCACACCACTAGTCCCCACGGGCCAAAGAGAACAAGGTCTATGACCAACATCAACAGAATCCCCAGGCGGCTGTGGGCGGAGTAAACTTTACGCTCGATCCAATCATTGGGACAGTCTTTGCTCAGTGAGTCAACCATAGCTGTGTCTTTGCTGGCTGAATGATATAGGAATGCTCCGCCGAACAGCACAC